AGAACATGGCGCGAAAAATGCACCGTGAATAAATCCGGGCAGGTTTGCATCCCGGCAATGGCACTGAAACAAATGCTCGACACCACTGCGTTCAAACTAGGTTTGAAAGTCGCCGGCCGGCGCGGCGCAACCTACAAAACCTTTTTCACGTCTGGAGTCATCTGCGATGCAGATGTCCCGATCCTTAATGGCAAAGCGTTGACGAAAGCCGACGCGGAAATGACGAAGATCAACGCAAACGCCGACGGCAGACGCGGTTCCGGCAGTCGTGTGCCTCGTCGCTTTCCGCAATTCCAAAAATGGCATGGCATAGCCGAATTCACCGTCGTCGATGACGTCATAACCCAGGAAATCTTCGAAACGCACATGAAATCCGGCGGCATCATCGTCGGCATCGGCCGCTTCCGACCAGAAAACGGCGGCATCAACGGCCGGTTCAAGGCAACCAAGTTCGAATGGACGGATGTCAAGTTGTGATCACCACTCCGCGCCGCCTCTCGGCACTCCGCATCGCAACACGCCGCGGTGCGACGCTTCGCCTCGCATCTCGACACGCCGCCCCACGACGCATCGCATCGCACCGCGACACTTCACGCCACTACGCCCCGCCTCGCTGCTCTGCGCAACACGCCGCTTCGCATCGCACCGCCGCACTCCGCCCCGCGCCACTCCGCATCGCAACTCAGCGCTTCGCTCCACCGCACTGCGCCGCACCGCGCGCCGCGCTGCGACGCCTCGCATCTCTCCGCAACGCACCGCAAAATGCCACGCCGCACCACAGCTGCTGCACAACGCATCGCTTCACAACGCGCCGCTCCGCTCCGCACCACGTCGCATCGCTCCGCCCCTCCACGCCGCACTGTGCAACGCACCGCAGCACTCGGCCTCACGTCACATCGCACCGCATCACATCGCGCCACACCGCAACGCAACGCATAGGATTGAACGACCATGAATAATCTATTCGAGCTCTCGGAAGAAACCGCACAGCTGGTGCGGTATCTGCAAGCTTTCGACAAAGGCACGCTCGTGACTTACAACGATCTAAAACAGATCCTTGCCAAGATCGAGCCGCGAAACGGCAAATTGCGATATGCTAGATATATTCTCGAGCGCGACCACAATGCCGTATGGATCGCAATCAAGCCGCGAGTCGGCATTCGCCGCTTGACCGATCCGGAAATCGCCAGCCGCTTGCCGGAATGGTGGCTCAATGGCGCACGCAATAAATTGAAGCGCGGCGGACATCAGTCGGAGATCGTCGAGCTCGACGCGCTCGACATCAACGAACAGGCACGCTTTTCGGTTGATTGCATTCAGCGTGAGCTCGCTTTCGAAAGTCTATCGAAGGCGACCAGACGAAAGATGGAACGGACCGCCCGCGGAACGTCGAACGATCTGCCGGCGTTCACCGCCATCGAATGGGCGATTTCACTGTCGCCGCGTCGGAAAGGTTCAGCGGCCGAATGAACGCTCCCCGCACATTCATCGCAAAGCCGGCCATACGCGAGTCCGTGCCTCTGCTCGTCGGCCTCACCGGTCCATCCGGCGGCGGCAAGACATACTCGGCACTGCGCCTCGCCACCGGCATGCAGGAAGTCATCGGCGGCGAAATCTATACGATCGACACCGAAGCCCGCCGTGCCCTGCACTATGCCGACCGCTTCACGTTCCAGCACGTCAAATTCGATGCGCCGTTCGGCTCGCTCGACTACCTCACCGCGATCCGTACCTGCGTCGAGGCCGGCGGCCGCATCATCATCGTCGACAGCATGTCGCACGAGCACGAATCGCCCGGCGGCCTGCTCGACCTGCACGAGCGCGAGCTCGAGCGCCTCGCCGGCAACGACTACGAAAAACGCGAGCGCGTCAAAATGCTGGCGTGGCAAAAGCCCAAGGCGCACCGCCGGCTGCTGATCAACGGCCTGCTGCAATTGACCGCAAATTTCATCTTCTGCTTTCGCGCAAAGGAAACCGTCCGGCCGATGAAGGTCGGCGGCAAAACTCAGATCGTGCCGCAAGGATTCCTCCCGATCGCCGGCGAGGAATTCGTCTATGAGCAAACGCTAAACTGCCTGCTGCTGCCGCAGGCCGGCGGTGTCCCGACCTGGCAATCCGATGAGCCGGGCGAGCGCCGCATGATGAAACTGCCCGAGCATTTCAAAGAGATATTCGCCGAGCGCAAACCGCTCGACGAGGCTATCGGCCGCGCGCTCGCACAATGGGCCCGCGGCGAAGTGAAGGCGCCGCCGCAAACGGTCCCCGCGGCGGACCTGCCGGCGTCGGTGGACGGTGCCACAACTGCCGACGCCGGTCTTTGGCTCGAGGCCATGGCGCGAGAGGCCGCCAGCCGCGGCGAGGCCATCTTCAATACGTTCTACAGAGGCCGCAGCGCCACCGATAAACGCAAGCTGCAGGCGATCGGCCCGGAATTGCGCCAGTTGATGGAACAGGCGAAGGAAGCCACCGCGGCAAGCGAATGAAACACCGCAGCCTTCCAACCGGCATGCATCCGCGCCTGCTCACCCGCGCGCAGGCCGCCGCCTATTGCCAGGTATCGGAGGGCACATTCATCGCGAAATGCCCGGTCGTGCCGGTCCGCATGGGCGAGAGCGCCCGGCTGGCACGGTGGGATAAGCACGAAATCGACCGTTGGCTCGACAGCCTCGCCGGTGCATCATGGTCCGGCACTACCTCCTGGCTCGACCGCTTGTCCGAGGGCAGCAAGCATGGCGAGGATCCCGGTGCGCGGCCTGAAAATCTATAGGTCGCGCGGTCGCACCTACGTCTATCACCGGCCGAGCGGCCGGCGCATCCGCAGCACCCCAGGCACGCCGGAATTCTTCCGCGAGCTCGAGGCCGTCACGGCGCAACGCAAACTGCCGCCGCGCGCCGGCACTCTGGCGGCATTGTTCCAAGCCTACGAGTCGGGCGCAAAATTCGACACGCTGGCACCGCGCACCCGCGCCGACTATCGCAAGGTCATCGCCTGGCTCGCCCCAATCGGCCCCTTGCCGCTCGTCGAGCTCGATGCGCCGTTCGGCCGCGCGCTCATCGACAAGGCGCACAAGGCGCACGGTTTCCGCTTCGCCAACTACGTCCTGGCGGTGACCTCGGCGGCCCTGACCTGGGGACGCGATTACGGTCACGTCGACACCAATCCGCTGCGTGGCCAGGTGACCAGGATCCGCCGCCCCAAGCATCTCCCGCGCAAGAACCGGCCATGGACGTCGGCCGAGCGCGATACCGTGCTGGCGGCGGCACCGCTGCACCTGCGGGTGCCGCTCGCTTTGATGCGTTACGCCGGGCTGCGCACCGGCGACGCGCTCACGCTGCCGCGCTCGGCCTATGACGGCACCGCGATCGAGTTGCGCACGCGCAAGACCGGGCAGCTGGTCTGGCTGCCGTGCCCGGCGCCGCTGCGCGCCATCCTCGACGCCGCCCGCGAGCGCAATCCGAGCGCGACCACGTTCGCAGTCAACTCCGACGGCGTTCCATGGTCCGGCAATGGTTTCCGGTCATCGCTGGCGAAATTTCTGGGGAGGTTGCAGGGTGAGGGACGCATCGCCGCCGGATTGTCGCCGCATGGGCTGCGGCATTCGGTGGCGATCGACCTGCGTGAGCTCGGTTTCGACGAGCGCGCGATCGCCGATTTCCTCGGCCAGGCCGAGCTCGAGACCGCCCGCGGTTATGCCCGCGGCGCCGATCTGCGCCGCAAGATGACGGCGATGGTGCACCGGTTGCATGGAGGGAAAAATTCGTAAACGCCCCACGGCAAAAGACTACACGCTGGAAGAATGGCTTGATCTTCTAATCGCCAGAGGAATGACCAGACGGGCAGCTAAGAAACTCATGATTAAGGAGCTCATCAGCGGAAAGCTGGTAGCTAGCTTTGACCGCGGTCCGCGGCGCCGATCTGAAAAAGGAAAATGACGGCGATGGTGCACCGGCTGCACAGAGGAAAGCAGCAATGAAGAAATGCGATGAGGATGATTGCGTCGAGGAGGCAGTCAGAAGATTTACCGCGCTGTTTTCGACTTGCTCAACGAAAGGCGGTCACCGCTGGAATGTTGACCGAGGCGCATGCGAGGATTGCGGCGCGCAATGGCCGTATGGACACCAGCATGTTAGACACTGTGGGGAAATTCCCCAATGATTTCGGTGGCGAAATCGCTGCTGTTAGACAAAATCAGCGAACGGAATCAACGTGGAAAAGCGGACTCTGACTCCGTTAATCTAGGTTCGAATCCTAGTCCCCCAGTCAATCTTTTCAATCACTTGCGCGGCAACCGTTTCGACTGAAACCGGATTAGACAAAATAGTAGACAAATCGTTCACGGCAGAAGGAGGCGAAATGCCCAAGATGATTTGCCCCGACTGTAGCTGGCGCGGTCAGGACCACGACCTGTTACGAGCCGCCAACCCATTCGATGCCAGCGAGGTTATCACCGGCTGCCCTAACTGCCATTCAGTCAACGACAAGCCATGGGCGTGTGATGAGCCGGGATGCTGGTGGGCTGCAACGTGCGGGACGCCGACAGATGACGGCTATCGCTCCACATGTAACGAGCACCGGCCACGGCAGAAGGAGGCGGCGGATGGGTGAGGACATTGCAGATAAGATAATGAAGCGCAGTCTGGAATCTGAGGGCAAGACACCCGTTTGCCGGCGCTGCGGAAAGACACCGCAGGACATCGGCTGGTGTGGCTACTGCGGCTACAATCGAGATTACGAATTGATGCAGACAAGCACTCTGCATTAGGTTTCGATAAAGACCTGATGGCCGCGCTCAAAGACGACCACGTGCGGTGGGATACATGCCCTGGGTGTGGTGGGCTCGGCGGCCCCACGAAGAGCCTGCCCCCCGGCATGACGATCCGTACTACTGCGACACCATCACATGCACCGAATGCAACGGAACGGGGTGGGTGGAGGTTGCGGAAGGTACGTGAGCCTATTTGGGATTGGTGCTGGTACCAGCTATCACCGGGGACATGGACGGTGGGCTGGCATATCGTGGGATGGGCTTGGCGGTCTGTCGATGTCACAGGCGCAAGCGGGGAGGAATGAGAATGGACATCGTAGAGCGGATCAATGTGCGCTGCTTGCCTTACGGGGCCTTGGCTCTGCTGGATGAGGCCGCCGAGGAGATCAGGCGGGTTCGCATCAAATGCAATGAATGGATTGCTCGAGCTTCGGAAATGGAGGCGCAGAGAGACCGCCTGCAAGCGGAGCTGAAAGCGGCGCACGATGCTTGGTACGGACGTTGCCGAGTAATTGAGGAGAGAGACGACGAGATCGGCCGCCTGCAAGCGGAGAACGAGCGGCTGCGGTGGCGCGACGAAGCCCGTGCCGCCTTCGCCCCGACCGATCATCCCCGCGTTGACTGATCGGCCGGCGCATCACTGCGCGGCATCGTCAGACAGCGTTCGACCAGCGCCTGCAATCTGGTCTCGTTCTCGTTTATCAATTTGATCATCTGGTGCTGGCGCTCTCGCGTATCGCGCGACGTGAAGTAAACGATTCCCATGAACGCCAGATTGAAAATGACCAATGCCAAAATCGCCGGCTGGCCGCGAAAGCCCTCGACGATACTGGCGGCAACCTTGCCGCCGGTCTCGATAGGCCCGGTCAAGCGAACCTCCATCGCACTTTGCCATGCCCGGCCTCGACGCTGATGCCGAGCGCCTGCGCCACCGGCAGGGTCAGGTCGATCGCCGCGGTGTTGCTCGGCACCCGGCCGTTCTGCGCTTTTTCGCCATCCTCGTATTGCTGCTCGACCAGCGGCCGCGCATTGCCGAGCACATAGTCCGGATCGTCGGTGTTCCATGGCCCGACGTCGCAGACGAGGTTGACCTCGGTTTTCCTGCCGTTGTCGATGTTCTCGATCAGGATGCGCGTCGGCCGCGGGCTGTCGCGCCACTTGTACGGAAATGACACACCGATCGTATCCTCGTCGATCCAACCGCCATACGCGCTTTCCTGCGCATCGCTGCCGTGGCCGAAGATGGTCGCGGTGATGTTCTCGTGCCATGTGCCGCCGGCCGCATCCTCGACGCGCACATAGCTCGAGCTCGCCCATCCGAAAACCGAGACGCCGATTCCATCCTGCTGACCGAAGGAACAGCGCAGCCATTTGGTCGAGCCCGTGGTCATCGAGCCGACGACCATCAACTGATCATCGTTCGCCGCGGTGCCGATGATCGGTGCATCACCGTTCGCCTCGGCCCGGATGTTGAGCAGGTCACCGCCGGCCAGGCCGTAAACAACCCCGGTCGTCGGTTCCTCCGGTTCCGGCTGCGGTTCCGGCGGTTCCGGTACAGGCGCAATCTCCTCGCCGGAAATACTCTCGGCGATGGCCGTGCAGATTTCCTCGAAATGCTGCCGGTACAGTGCCGCATCGGTGCTGCTGTCGACGAAACAGGTTTCGATCAGAATTGCCGGCTCGTGCGTGCCATTCAGAAATGCCAAATCGGTTCGTTTCTTCGGCCCCCGGTCGGTGAACGTGCCGGCAAAGGCGATCGCCTCGGAAACCTTGTCGGCCAGTGCCTGCTGTGTCACATAGAGAACCTCGCAACCCATCGCCTTACTCGTCGTCTGATAGGCGTTGAAGTGGACAGACCCATCCAAATCGCGCGACTGATTATTATGAAAATTCACAATGGTATTCAGGTTCTGCGATTGCGTGGTGCTGGTGTTGTCGTGGAACGTCTTGCAGCTCACGCCCGCCGCGTTGAGCAATTCCGCCACGCGATCGACAACCCGCCGCGCCTCGTCAACCTCGTCGAGGCCCCACGACTCCGGCCCGGCCGCACCGCGGACGTGCTTGCCATGGCCGCTCGAGAGCACGATCCGCATTGCCGTTGCTCCTGTTAGTTGACCTGCCCGCCGCGAATGTCGCCGCTGCCTTCGTAGGTGATGAACGAGTCGCCATCCACCGCATTGCCGGCCGCACCGCCGGCCCCGTTGGTCCCGGTCGTGCCGCCCGTGCCTGCGCTGCCGACCAGGCCGGGCCCGCCGCCCGTGCCGCCCGTGCCGCCGCGGGTAATGCCAGCATCCGAGGCGCCGAGGCCGCCCTCGCCGCCGGCCGTGCTTGTGCCCGGATCCCCGTTCTCCGCATTGCCGGGCCCGGTGCCGCCGATGCCGCCGAGCGTGCCCGCACCGCCGCCGCCGCCGCCGCCCTGCTCGGTGCTGCTGCTCCCGCGACGGCCACCGCCGCCACCACCGCCGCCCCCCCAGATGGCCGACGAGGCGTCGAGCAGGCGCACGGTCATCGCCTGTTCGGTGAACAGCGCCGTGCCGCCCGTCGCGCCGATGGTTCCGGAGATCGGCCCCGAGGCTCCCGAGCCTCCCCGGCCGCCGCGGCCCTGGATGCGGGCGTCAGCCTGGATTTCGAGAACCAGCGTTACGCCCGCCGGCCAGGTGCCGACCGTGAATGCCGGCTCATCATCATCGGTCGACCCGACCGTGACGCCGGTCTCGATGCGGCACACCGCGACATCGCCCGACACCGGATCGGCATAGAGCGCGTCATAGGCCTCGCGGAAATTGAAATCATTGGTGTCGGTGGCAATGATCAGATAGCGCGTCGGCGGCGAGCCAAAATCCTCCTCCTCGAGCAGGAGCTCCTCGGCCTCGACCAGCAGGCGATCGGTCCGCGCCTCGACGCTGGTCACCTGCACCGGCACGTCGACCAATGCGCCGACATCATCCTGAAACGACCAGTGCGCCAGCTGATAGCCGCCGCCGAGTTGCACGTTGACCGCGTTGTTACGCAGAAGCTCGAAATTGAACCGTCGCGGCGGATCGCGGTACATCTGCAGTTTCAGGTTGTTCAGCGTCTGTGCCACCGCCGTGCCGGTCGACGGTATCCAGCGCGAAAATATCTTCACAATCATCGGCGAGCCGTAGTCGGCCTCAGCTGCAAGGTCGGTCGTAACCTCGCTGGTGCGATAGTTGTCCGTCTGATCGAGCGGTTTTGTTGGATCGATCAAGCCGAAATACGTCCAGACCTGGGAGATACGCTTGTCCGGCTGATCGCGAACCTCCATGGTCTCGGCGAGCGTGTTCTGCTCGGAAAAGCGATCGGCCGTCGTCGGCACCGGCCGCAGCACCTGCAGCCTGATCAGATGGGTGACCTCATCCCACCACAGCGCCAGCGCCGCCTGGTCGAGCAATTCGCCGATGAGCTCGTCGACGTCGGTCGGCTCGGCAATGACGGCACTGTATTCGCTGCCGAGAAAAGTCTCGGTCTCGGTCTGCCACGTCGCGAGCGGGATGAACGCCTCATCGATCGTGGTGTAGTTCACCAGCAGATCATGGATGATATCAGCCGGATCCTGCGATGAATATTGCAACACCAGCTGCACCCGGTCGCCCGCCTCGTGGTTCTGCGCCTCGGTACCTAGTTGACCGCGGGTTATGGCCCAATCGTCACCGATATCGAAATCCTGAATTGTCGTGCGCACCGCCACCGAGCTCGGATCGGTCGCGAACCCCTGCCCGTCCTCATAGATGATATTGTCGAGTTGTCCGATCCATGCGTTGGCGCCGAGCGAGTTGCCGTTTGCACCGATCACCGGCCGATTAGCGCCGCCGCTGAGATAACTGTTCGTGTCGGCATAGGTCGAGCCCTCCTGCACGTTGTCCAAGAACAGGCGCGTTTGACTGCTCAATTTGCTCAATCGAATGCGGTGCCAGGTATTGACTTGCAGTGCGGTCGAGCCGGTTATCTGCACCGCACTGTTCGTGAAAAATTCGAGCACATTCGATGCATTGACGCGTAGCGTTATATAAAGCCCATTCGTCGCCGACGGCCGCTGATCCCAAAGGTACCGCACCGCCCCGAGCGATGTGAGCCGAGCGTAGATTTCCAGGTTCCAGTCGGCCGCCGCCGGCGTGAATGGTCCGGTTAAATCATTGTTGGCGATGTAGTCTCCGGTGCCGTCGAGGGCGAGCGATTGCGTTCCGAATGCCGAGGTTGCCGAGGTCACCGCGGCATTGCCGACGGCAACGAAGTCGAGCCCGTTCTGCACTTCACCGCCAGAGACTGGCCGCGCCAGGCTGTCGAGTCCGGTCTCGAAATCCCAAAAGCCGGAAAGGAATTCGTGCGACGCCATGAACAGCACGATCTCTTTGCCGCCGATGTTCGCGTAGCCGTCGAGCCCGTAGGCTGCTCCTGCGCCCGCGGGCTCGAGTTCCAAACTTGTCGATATCGGGGAATCGCTCTGCACCACACCGGCGAGTACACCCTCGCTCAATAACGGCGCCTGCGCACGCTCTCCCACCGCGTCTATCAAAGGATCGTTCGCGACGATCTCGAATGTCCCATCGAGATCAGGCCCGCTGAATTTGTCGATCACAAAGAGGCGGGTTTCCATGCTCTCGAGCGTATCCTCAAGCGTGCCCCACAGCAGGCGCAGCGGGCGGCCGCGCAGGAACGGATTGCGGGCGCGAAATTTTCCCCAGTAGGTACCTTGCGTGAACGGATCATAATCGCGCTCGTCGGCATACTTGTCATAGTCCGGGCTGGCATCGCTGTGCCGCGCATCGCGAAATCGCACGGTGATCACCGAGCGCTGTCCGAGGTTGCCGCCGAGCGAGAGGATCGACGGCTTGATGTCGATTTCCTTGATTAACGGTAACGCATGGACACCGGGATGATCAAAACCGGTGTCCTCGGAAAAGCGATAGGTTACCGGCTCGTCTGTGAAGTTTTCGGGATCCTGGCAGGTGCCCAATGAGTTGAAGCATTTTCTTGTGCCGGTGGCAGTGCCCAACGAATAAGCTTCCGTTGGTGGCGTGAAGTTTGCCGTATGTGCCGCACTGCCCTTTAACACGCGCAATTCGTCGATCCAGCCGTTAACGGTCAGGCCTGCGGTTTCATTTCCTCCAATCAACGGCCGGTTGGCAGCGGTTACATAGTTGTTCGAGTCGCTGTACGTAGTGCCCTCTTGAACGCCGTTGAGAAACAGCCGTGTCGAGGTTCCTGATCGCGTCAACTCGACGTGATACCATACGCCGGTAGAAAGCACCGTCGCGCCTGTTATGCGGTCGCTACTGTCGGTAAAGTATCGTATAGCACCGCCGTTGACATAGAGAGCCGGTGCTATCGAAGGCGACGTGTCCCTTCCGTCGTACAAAGTCTGCACGCCAGAGGTCGAGTTAAATCTAACCCAGAAGTCTACCGTAAAGTCGCCGGTACCGAAAGCAAAGTCTGTGCTTCCGTCGCCCTGCAGATAATCGCCCGTGCCATCGAGCAGTAACGATGCCCCGCCAAATACGCTCTGGCCGGTGTCGATCTGCGCATTGCCTTGCGGCGTGAAAACATGGAGCAACGCGCTGCTGTCCGTGATCGTTGTCGAACCATCGGCACCATCAAGATGAAGCAACAAGACCATGTTGCTATCGCCGCCGAGAGAGGCTTGGCACGGCGGCACGCTATATGTCAGCGAGCAATGATCGACGTCGATCTCGACATAGGTGACGACGTGCGCCATGCCTCACGCAATGCCCCGCATCTCGAGGTTGACCGCCATGCGCCGCGTCGCCGGATGCACCGCCGGCATCGCGTCGGCGATCAGCCACGCATAACCGGTATCCTCGGGATATTCGGAAGGATTCCAGGCCCAAAAGAACGGCGTATCTTTCGCCGCCTCGACGAACGGATCGAAATTCTGCCGGTACCAATCCGGCTCGAACCATGCGAACTCGGCAACACTTTCCTGATGTTGCTTCAGCACGTTGCGGCCGAGGAAATTGCCGCTCTCGCTCATTCCGCTCGTCACCGTCGTGCGCAGCCCGAGCGCCAGCGGAATGTGATCGACGTCGACCTTGATGCTGCGTTCCAGGTACAAGAGTGTGCCGACATAGACGACCGCGATTTCCGGTGGCACGTCACCCTCGCCGGCCGTCGTGATCTTGATGCGGATGCCGGTCAATGTCTGCGGCTCGAACCGCCAGATGATCGGCGCATCGTCGGTGATCGACATGCCGGTGAACGACAGTGGCACCCAATCCGGGCTGTTGCCGGTGTTGACCTCGATCGCGACGGTATACTGCTCGGTGCCGAAGTTGTGCTTGGCAATCGCGATGTAGTCTACCGACAGAGAATCGATGTCGACGGTGACGAATTCCTCGCCGGTCGTATTGATGCCGCCGACCCACTTTAGCGCGGTCGAGGCGTTGGCAAGATTGACCGCGGGAAAATCCGCGTCGGCGGTCGTCGTCGTGAGGGTCTCGGTCGTGACGATATTGTCATAACCGATCACCGGCACCACCGCATCAAGCGCCGAGAGCGTGATATTGTCCTCGCTGAAAATCATCGCGCGTGCCTGATGCCGGTGCCGCCGTGCTTCACCCAGTCGTCGAGTTGCAACACCATCTCGCGCACCATCTCGCCGGTGAACAGGTCGCGCGGGCGGATGCCGCGCACCACCATGTCGCGATTGCCGGCATCGCTCGGCTTGTGCACGTCGACGCGCTCGCCGGGCGTCAATGACATCATGAATTTTTTGCTGTCGATGCCGCCGGCGCCGGGCACCATGAAACTTCCGCCTTGGGCAAAGCCGCCGATGTCGACCGCCTTGATCGAGGCGACCAGCGCAAGGCCTTGCGCCAGGATGGCGGCGGCCGCGGCAAAGCCGAAAATGCCGCCCTGCGCCAGCGCCTTTGATTGCGCCACGAAAGTATTGATCAGCGCCTCGGCAGCGCCTGCGACCTTGGCGATCTGCAGCATCTGCTTGTTCTCGCCGGCAATAGCGGTGAACGCGGTCTGCAGCGAGCCGGCCAGGCTGGCACCGGCACGCCCCCAGGTCGCCGCCATCTCGAGCCCGAGCGCATTCATCTTGGCGGCGAAGGTCTCGGCCGATATGGCGCCGGTATCGAACGCGAATTGCACCTTGGCCATCTGCAATTCGACCTCGGCGAACGGCGTCGCCAGAGACTCGCGGATCTTGTCGCCGAGATCAGCACTTTTGCGGATCTGATCGGTGAGCTCGCTATAGTCGCGTTTCAATCGGCCGGTTTTCTCGATCACCGGCGCCAGGCTCTTGTCGGCCTTGTCCGCTTGCCCGGCGAAATCGCCGAACATCGTCTGCCCGATCGGTACGGTTTGGAATGCCGCGGTCATGCGATCGATCGATGCGTTGACCCGATCGTTGATGCCGACCATCTCGGCGGCGTTCTTGTTCCACGCCGCAATGGCGCCGGTGAAATCCCCGGTCGCGATCGCGCGCGCGACATTGGCTAGCCCGCGGAAATTGGCCGTCGCGATCTCGATAGCGCCGCCCACCTGAATTGCCAGCCGGGCAATGTTGAACATCCAGCGCTCGAGCATCTGCCCGGTCTGCGTCACAAAATCGATGTCCTTGGCCAGGTTTACAAATTCGCCCGAGATGGCCTCGAGCGACCCCACCGATTCGGCCATCAGGCGGTTGATGACGCCATCCCACACGCGGCCGAGGCGGGTAAGGTTGTCGTTGAACGCCTCCGCCGACTTGGCGGTGCGCTCGCTGATCACCAGGCCGAGCTTTTCCGCCTCCTCGCCCATGGCGCGCAGCGCATCGCCGCCCTCGTTGAGCATGGGAATCAGCGCAGCGCCGGCCTTGCCGAAAATCTGGATCGCCAGCGCCGTCTTGCCGGCGCCGTCCTGCATGCCGACGAACTTGTCGGCGACCTCCTCCATGATCTCGGAAGCCGATTTGAATCCGCCGGTAACCTCGTCGCGCACGTTGATGCCGAGCGTGCGGAATGCATCGGCGGCCGGGCCGGTGCCGTCGGCGGCATCGCTCATGTTGCGCGACAGCCGGCCGAGCGCGGTGCCGAGTTGCTCGAGGCTCACGTCGGAAAGGTCGGCGGCGTGTTTGAGTTTCGACAACTCCTCGACCGGCACGCCAAAGGCTTGCGCCATCTTGCCGAGCTTGTCGGCCTCGTCGATCGAGCGCTTGATGGCAACACCGAGCCCGATCGCAGCGCTGGTGACCGCCGCACCGATGGCGACACCGGCGAGCGCCATGTCCTTCTTGAATTGCTCCATGCGCTTGCTGGCGCCGCCGAGCCCTTTCTCGAAAGCGGCGGTGTCGGCGCCGAGAACGACGCGCACCGCACCGATGATGTCAGCCATTCTGATTGTCCTTCGATAGGCGCACGGTCGTGCCGCGGAACATCATCATGACATCGAGTTGTTCCTGCCATGATTGCCGCCGCGGCCGGCGATGAATCTCGAGCGAGCGCAGCGACGGAAACTTTCGCACCCGCGCCAGGCCGGCGACGTGATAGGCGAGCCACGCGCGGGCATTGTGCGCGCGATCATTTCGATCCTGCGCGGCATCGAAATAGAGTTGCAATTCTGCGGGCGTGAGATCCCAGAACGAGTCCGGATCGTAGCCTAGCGCGATGAAATCTCGTCTAAGCCGATTCCAGTCCCACGCCCGTTCGTAGGGCTCGCCGGCATGTCCGGATCCGCCGTCGGCCAGGCCTTGTTCCAGGCCGAGAAAAATGTTTCCTGCAGCGCCATGAAGCCGCCGGCCTCGTCGATCAGGTCGCCGACCGCTTCCTGCGTCAAGCCCTGATGATGCTTGCGCAAGCCCGCCCACATCAGTTTTCGGAACATGCCGAAACTGATTTTTTCCGGATCCCTCCATCCCATGACCGCGGCGATGATGGCAACGGTGCCGAGCCCGGTCGCCGCCTCCGCCTCGGCCCAGGCATTGGTGCCGAATTTGAGCGTATAGGTCGCCTCGCCAACGGTGAACGAAACCTCGCCCCGATGCGGATTTGCCATGGCGTCACGTCACGAAGGTCGTGACCGCACCGGTCACCTTGAAGGTCACGGTCGCGCCCATGCGATCATCGAACGGCACGGTTTTCTCGTAGCCGGTGAGCTCGCCGTCGAAAATCTGGTACACGCCGTTAGGATAGGTGATCTTGCAGCTGCGCCGGCGCGAGACGCCGGCCGCCAGGTTCAAGATGACGTTGAGCCGCTGGTCGCTGGCATTGCCGGGAATGAAATTCATTTCGAACGACGCCTCGCCGCCGTCGATCAGCCCGGAAATGAATTCGCGCCGGCGGTCCGGCGATTGCATGTGCGTCGCGTCAATCATGTCGATGGTTTCGCTCGGCGGCGTGATCGAGCGAACCTCGGCGATCTCGACATAGTTGGTCGGCGAATCCTCGTCGTCGATGGCGAAACGGCTGCCGTAGCCGAGCAGGGCGTCGGTCATTGGTCATTCCTCCGTGTGGGATGGTGTACGCGGTAGCTACGCGGTGGATTTGATCCTGGCGGCGATGCGCTCGGCCTTGCGGGCGAGCCGTGCCCGCGCCTTGTCGATCTCGTGCCAGATGTCGGCCTTGATCGTCGTCAATGCTTTCATCTTGTTGGCATCCCACGCCGGGCGCATGTACGGCTGCGGTCCATGGTTTACGGTGCCGTATTCCTGCATCCGCGCCTGCGGTAGCGGTCCGGCGCCGACGAATACATACACGGCCGTTTTCGGTTCCGAGCGCCAGCCGGCGACGGTCATGACCGGGACCGAGCCCTCCCATCGCCGTTGCTTCGTGCGCTCGCGTTTCGACAGCGCGGTGCCGGCAGTGATCGAGACTTTCAGTTTCGCGGTGCGCACCGGCGCCGACTGCTCGGCCTGCTGCTCGATCGGCGACGCCGCCTTGATCAGCGCCCGGCGCAGAACATTGCGCGAGGTTGCTTTCGGCAATTGGCGCAATGCCTCGAGGGTTTCGGAAAGGCCTTCGACTTTGACTTTCATGCCCGATAGAACACGATGTAATCGCGCGACATGCGAAAGAGCTCGGCCACCTGATCGAAGTCCTCGCGGCCCTGGTCGAGGAACGTGCCCATGATGTTGACGGTCTCGGTCGGTGAATTCGATCCCCAGACGACCTGGCCGGCGAAGCCGGTCATGACCTCATAGGCGGCATCGGCCAACTGGCATGCACTGTCATTGCGCGTCGCCCAGGCATCCAGCTGGATGCGGGTCTGCGCCAACCGCGAATCGCCCTGCATGTGATAGTCGCCGGTTTCGTTGATGCGGTTGAATACGATGGATGGATCCTTCTGCCCCTGCGGCAGGCGCACGACATGGATGCGCACGCCGCCGACCAGCGAATTGACGGTCGAATCGGCGAGCAAGAGTGCGCGGACCGCGGCGCGGATGTTTTTCATCGGTCGGTCTGCCTGGCGGTGAT